CCATACCTGGAGGGAACCTATGGGCATGACGCTCGACCTGCCGACGATCAGGGTTGACATGCGAGAGGGTAGTAAAACTCTCGTCCCCCTGTTGGAGAACACATGCAATGTCATACAGGTGCCGCAACTCCCAGCGGGGGACTTCATGTGGAGGAGTAGGTTACGCGATGGATCAACAGTCAAGACGCTATGTGAATATAAGACCTTCAGTGATTTCCTCACAAGCAAACGGGATGGACGCCTTCTTGAGCAGGTCGTCGGAATGCTCGAATACGGGGACCGCAATATCCTGCTTATCGAGGGCGACTGGGGACTTGGGCCAAAGGGTCTCGCAGTGGTACGTGGTAAGCCTTGGACAAAACCAGGGGCGAGGTTCACCACCGAGGGGCGGTACCAAGTGCCCTTGACCGGGACGGCACGGCCACCCACGTTTAGTGAACTGTCGGGGTTCCTGTGGGAGTTGCAGTATATTGCAGGGTTCCAGGTATGGCGGTCCATGTCCAAGGACGAGAGCGCCGCACTGCTGGCCCAGGCGTGCAGGCTGGAGTGGAAGTCGTGGAAGGAGCATGACGCACTAGGGGTCGATGGCATAGTGGGGGCCAAGATGGAGAAGGTTACGCCAACCGGTGGCCCACGGTTCATGACCCCCGGTAAGTGTTGGCGCATGGCCGCGCAGATCGATGGGCTAGGTAGCTTGGCGAGTTACACAGAGCATGGGTTCGACACGCCATACGAGATGGTCAACGCCAGCATCGAGTCATGGGAAACGGTACTCCCGGCCAAGCAAAAGTGGAGGGCGCGGGTTATACATAAGTGGTTACGAGAACGGTAGATCTTGAGATTGCGTACCCAGTGGCGAAACTGGAAGACGCCCGAAACGTAAGGCGGCGGTAGCGAACCGCGAACCCTCTGGTCCTAGGCCCTGCGATACCGGCAGGGGGTGTGGGTTCAACTCCCACCTGGGTACGCAAATGTTAGTGACTAACAAAGGAGAATAACAACTATGGCAACCGCATTGTCACTGGTTCAGCAATTCTATCCCAATGTCAAGACCCTGACTGATGGGTCCAAGGACATTGAGATCAACGTAGGCGACAAGGACATAGCCAATGCCCAGCGGCGCAAGCACCCCACATGTGCATTGGCAGTGGCATGTAAACGTGAGTACCAAGTCAAAGGCATTATCGTTGCACTGTCCGTGGCGTACCTCATCACCAAAGATGACGAGGCCATACGGTACATGGTGCCGCAGAGTACCCGTAACGAGATCATCATCTACGACCGCAATGGCGAGTTCGCCCCTGGTTCCTACCACCTCTCCAAGCCGACTGGGTTGGAACGGCTGGGAAGTAAACCGCACCGCGTCAACCCCAACAAGGGCAGTAATGGCAAGACCAAGGGGCGGTACCGTCACCTGACTGAGAACGTGCGATCATTCCACAACCCCGAGTAGTGGGCGACAGTTAGTCACTAACACATGTCCCCCTGGGGACGAAGGAGAACAGAACAATGACAACAATGACAACGAAACAATTGGTTACCGCACATAGCCGATGGTTAGAGGTGATGGTGAATGCGAGACGCCTGCTCAGTAAACCGGGCAAGTGGTCCCGCACCACCTTCAACCTGAACAACCGGGGCCTGCCCTGTGCGATCACAGAGGCGCAACGCTACAGTCTCATTGGCGCCCTGGAGTGGGGCCTCGACGATCCCAATGAGTTATACGCAGTGTGCAGTTACATGTGCCGGTCGCTGGGATTGAAAGGTAATCTCCACGACTGGCACCGGCGGCTGGAGGAGGGCGGCGAAACGGTGGTGCTGGCCGACGTACTCAAGCTATTGAACAAGGCCATCGTGATGACCGAAAGGACGATCATCGACAATGACTGATAACAAGCTGGCCGACAACAAGCTGTTGTGGTACGCCTGGATCAAGGGCCTCGCCGACATCGTTATCCACCTGCTATGGATCACGGCATTGACCACCTATCTCATGCCCCTGCTGTGGGAAGTACACAAGGCCATCAACATACATGGTGCGAGGTAATGGATATGGAACGCAGCAATCAAGACTGGATTAGTAATATGCGCGTGACAGAGGATCTATTTGACGAGCACCACTCTGTCGAGGGGGAGACCGGCATCTCCATGGACGTCAACGGCAAGTACTGGTTCTGGGACTACACCGGCGAGGATGGCTACGGGCCGTTCGACACCCTGCCGGAATGCCGCCGGTCCATGGCCAACTACGACAGTACCATCGAGTAGACCATGGCGGTAGACTTTTGGCCGTATCTAACCAGGGGGGTGGGCGCACGTTGCAGTCAATGCATCGCTAGCCTCGACCCCAGCCAGTACAGTCACGTCGTCCCGCCCTGTGGGCCAGCCGATGCAGATGTCGTACTCGTTGGCGAGGCCCCCGGTGGGCAGGAGCGGGACGAGCCATTCCAGGGGAATGCAGGTATGGAACTAGATAACCACTACCTGCCCCTGGCCAAGTTGACCCGTGACGAGGTATACATCACTAACGTGTGTAAGTGCCGCCCACCGTCGAACCGCACCCCCAACGTGAAGGAAATAGGTGCGTGCTCGATGCACTTCCTGGCGCGTGAGTTAGACCGCCTGTCACCCAGGTTGGTCGTACTTATGGGCGGCACTGCATCTAGTATAGTGGACGGCAACCCCGTAGACCTGGAGAGTGATCATGGGCGGCATTACCACGGGACGATACTGGGCAGGGGGCCGTATGACATCATGCCCACCTATCACCCGGCACTGGGGTTGCATGTGTCGAATCGTATCGACGCCATCGAGGAGGGGTTTAGCAATGTCGGCAAGTGGTTGGCCGGTAGGTATAGTGAGCCGGTCGATGAGTGGGCCGGTGAGGAGGAGTATGTATATCTAGAGGATTGGGACGGTGGGCACAAGGGGAATCGCCCGGTGTTCATCGACAGTGAGAGCGAGTATGGGGCATTGTACTCATGGCAATTCACCCAGGTGCCGGGGGTGGGGGTGATGGTCCAGGAGCATGGGGACTCGACCCAACGCATTGACAGCAAGAGGAGGTATTTGCAAAGGCTACTCAACGAGTGCAAGGTGCTGGTGATGCAAAATGCTATCGTCGAGGTGGCGGCATTTAGAGCACTGGGCATACACGTGGACTGGGCCAAGGTAACAGATACAATGCAGATCGCCTACAGGCGTGCGATGTCACAAGGTCTCAAGCCACTGGCACGCAGGCATTGCGGCATGAAGATGCAGTCATACATGGAGGTAACCAACCAAGCTAGTAAACGCAAAGTCAAGGAGTGGATAGTGGAGGTAGTTGATCACCTGCCGCAGTTAGTCACTAACCGGATCAGCGACAAGACCGGCAAGTACTTGAAGCCTAAGAGAAGTGAGAACCCCATGGTGGCAGTACTCGATGGGATACTGCGATCCATGACCACGAATCCCAAGTACGACCCATGGAAACGCTGGCGAGAACACAAGGAGGAACTACCGGCGGCAGCGACACAGGCCGCGATAGAGACAAAGAAGAAGCAATGGTACTGGCGGGAGTGGCTGTTGGATCACGTAGGTAGTGACATGCCACAACGGGGACTGCGACACGTAGACCCAGTGCTCGCCAAATGGTACGCCTGCCGGGACGCCGACGCAACCTGCCGGGTGTACTACACGATAGGCAAGGACTTAGACAGTCTATGGAAAGTGAGAGAGTATGACTGGAACGCGCGGTAGATCAATCCGCCAAATGGTGGCCACAGTAAATGCCAGTAGCACCGTACCACCACCATCACCAACACGTAAGGGCCGCCCCATAGGTACACGTCTCGTCCACCCGGATGACATAGAGATACGCTGGCTATCACTGGAGGTCGCCCAGTTTGCCACCCGTGCAGTGGAACGTATGGGGTCAATAGCGTCACTGTCTCGCCTCACACGGGTACACGTGACCACCATATCTCGAATGCTAGACGGGGAGTTGGTCAACCTGCGGGTCATGGGCCTGATTGCCAACAGGTTGGGGATTAAGTTTAAGTTAGTAGAAAGCGAGAAACAATGACTGGAACAACCGATGACATAGTAATCACAATGGCCGACATCAAGCAGGCGTCCATCAACCGGGCCGACATGACCAAGGCCACCTACGTCAAGGTAACCATGGGCCTGGAGTTGTACCTCATGGACGTTATGCTCAGGATGGCGGACTCCAAGAACAAGACCGACCTGTTCGCTGTACTGCATACGTTCTTTGAGATAGGGATACAGGCGGGGTTAGATGCGGAGCGCAAACGTATCCATGACGCCGTTGCCGCTGCCGACGAGGTAGATGCGGCGGCGTTTGACGACATGGTAGACTAGAGTTAAGTAGTTCATTCTAAAGGAGAAACCAATCACATGGCCAACAAAAAGCCATTCATCACAGAAGAACCTGTCCGCACCCTGGAGGTACTAGCCCAACCCAAGGTCGCATTAGCCACAGCCAAGGAAATGGAGTCACTCATCCGT